GTACATGCTTTACCATCTCACCAGTTAAGTTATCTTGGTTGATGTTCTTAGCAACTAAGTCATATTTAAGACCAGCTAAAGCACCTTGTTTTATGTGAGCTATTAACGGAGCACCTTTAGCAACTTTTCCTACACCACCTGTGAGATAGATAGTAGATACAACTTCTGTAGCTCCAGAGACAAATGCACCCCACCAAGTTTTGGTAGTGATTGGATCTCCGTCACCATACATAAATTGATCCCATTCAGTCTGATAACCTTCTTCAGTCTTCATCTCTTCTTCCATTTCACCATTGAAGAAATCAATGACTCTCTCTGGAATGGTGATGATATTAGAAGCAGCACCTCTAGCACCTTCTCCTAAACCAATTAATGTATCTTCTGCATACATTCTGGCAGTTGGATTTTTATATCCTTTTGCTAGTCCAGTAGCAGCATTCTCTACAAAATTCTTTTCATTTTTAACTTTTTTAGATTCTTCAGTAATTACCTCTTCCGGTATTACCTCTTCAGGTAATGGTTCTGGTTCAGTTATTGTGAGTCCTTTCTCAACATCAGCTTGTTGTATATTTTCAACTGCCTGTTTTGTTGCTTCATCAGACAGTCCCTCTCCAGATATTCCTATCTGAAAATTCATTTCTTCATTCATTAATTACCTCGGTAAATATTAGCTTTGCAGAAAGCCAATAAACCGCAGTTATTGGTCTTCTCTTACTAAAGCTTTTTTGTTGTAAATGGATGTTTTAACATTTTGGTCTCCTGCTCCTTCTACTTCGAGTCTTGCTCTAGTTATTGTTGAACGAGTAGGAAATTTATAAATTAGGTTTAATACTTTATCGTTATACTTTTGTTCTTCTGTTTTCTCTTCTTTTACTTCTTCTTCTGTATAGTGTCTGATCTGTGAGTTAGCTAAATCAATAGGATTAACTCCCATTCTCATAGCTAGGTCACGATAGTATTGAGGAATATCTTTAGACTGCTTAAGTGGAGTTTGACTCCAAGCTATTAACTCTTTTTGTGATACGGCATCAGCATATAATTTTGATTTTTTCCACTTACCACCAGAAGATTGTTTCATTGCTCTTTGTACTTGTCTGCTATATGAATCATCTCCGGGTTCGAGGTTAGTAGTTTGTAAATCAAGGACCATATTGTCGTCACTTAAGATCTCTTCAATAGCAGCTCTACCAGCTCTATGAGCATCTCCATGTGTACCTACTACTTGACCGTCACGAATCATAGTGTCTTTGTAAGCACTATTGTAAGCTGCCTCTAAATTGCCATATAAAGTTAACCATTCAGGTGACTTGATATCTGCCTCTCCAAATGTAGCTTCCATAGCTTTATTGGTATAACCTTTTATATATTTAGCTGCCATTTCGTGTTGGTCAGTTCCGGGAACTAATGAACCACTAGATAAAATCTTATCTTTGTATTTGTTAAAGACTTCAGTACTTACATTTTCCATTTCAAAATCATATACACCACCTTGGTAACGTATAGATTGTTCAATCATATCCTCTGCTGATTCATCATCTATTCGACCTCTTAAAGCATCAGATAATTCTGTAGGAACGTAACCATCATATTTATTTTTATATAACTGATATAGCTGTGCATTTTGGTCAGAAGTTCTATTTTCCATAGAATTTATAACTTGAAGATCAGCAGCAATATTTGCGTCTCTCTTCTCTGCTACAGCGTCAGATCCTTGTTCTGCTGCATCAACTAATTCACCGGGTAAACCAGCCCACTCTTTCCAAGAAGTCATTGATTTAGTAGATCCATCACGAGCTTCTATTTCGTGATTGACTATAGACATAGCCTCTGGATATGTAATTACGTTTTGCTCAACTAAATCAATTAAGTTTTCTTTAAATGCTGTTCTTCCTGCGGAGATAGTAGTTCTATTTCTAGCTGCATATCTAGCTGCCCAATCATGAGCAAGTTGATGTCCATCTTCAGGGTTAGCAGTAGAGAATCCAACTGCAATCATTTTGCTATCAGATGCTTTTACTTGTGCCTGATAATTAGCTTCTCTTTCTATAGCTTGTTTCTTACGTCTAGCATCATCAAACTTATCTATCTCTGGTTTAACAACAGTAGCTACAAGAGCTTCGTTTAATCCTGCAAATTGTCTTGCATATTCAAACTTAATCTTTGTATCAAGTGCTGCTTGTTCTGCTGGAGAAAGATTATCTAAGTGACCAACTGAAACTTCTTTACCATCTCTAACTACATCTATCTTTGTAGTTTCATAGGCATCATAAACATACTGGTCATAACCCTTAGCTTTTTCTAAAGCATATTGTTCTGCAACCATATACTTTTCCCAGCCAGCCATCTTACGAAATTCATTAGCGGTGATACTGTCACCGGTTTCCTCTTCGTATTTAGAAGCAAATTCCTGTGTAGCTAAATCATCTTCAAATAGCTGATCTCTCTCACCTCTAAATCTTGCTTCTAGTTCTGGACTAACACCTCTAGTTAAGATGTCTAACTTAATCTGTGCTTCTCTATCAGATCTATATTTTTCTTGTCTTTTTTTAATTATTTCACCAACAGTAGAAGAAAGATCAGCTAATCCCTGCCATGTCTTTTCTGTATTCCTGACAATATCAGCATTGTTCTTTTCTAACTCTTGTAGGTATCTTTCTTCTGACGCTTGTATAGCTCTGTCAGATGCTTCTTGTTCTGGGATTACATCAAGTACTTTTTCAGGAGTTACTGACTGCCCAGTTATTTGATAATTTGGAATCATAATTTAACCCGCCGTTTTTGATTTAAAACCCCATTTTTCCATGAGACCGTCATTACCTGCTATACCAGAACCTAACGCCTGACCCATGCCTAGCATTAAAGTCAAACCTACGTTCTGCATAACAGGAGGAGGTGGTGCTATGTCTTGTACTGGTTGGATAGCAACCTTTCCAAAAGATTGATTGAGTGTTGATTTTAGTTGTCTATTAACATCTCCCATAACTTCTTTAGCTTGATAGCCAGCCATAGTTAAACCTCTGGATCTCATCGCTTGACTCATACCAAAGTTTTGACTGTTCATAACTAATTGTCTAGCTACTGATTTACCTCTAACACCTCTTTCTGCGGCTGAAGCTTCTATCATTCCTTCGTTAGCCAGTATCTTTTTGAAGTCTTCTTGGTTCTCAAGTATGGCTAAAGATCTTGCATTATTTAATTGTCTCTGAGTTCTTGAGTAAGCTCGTTGAGCTGCAATATTTGCTTGGTCAACTTCTTGCTCAAATTGTACTTTTTTAGTTTTGTAAGTGGTTCTTGTTTGCATCCACTTACGTTCACGGACTTTAAGCTGATGTTCGTAATTACGTCTTGCTGCTTTGTTTGCTGCTGACGCTGACGCTGCTGAGCCTACTGCTCCTAGAGCTGGTCCTATTGCTGCTGGACTGCACACGGCAAAATTCTATAAAGGATAAATTGTTTGGTCCGTAGGGAAATCTTCTAAGAAATTTAAAACCTAAAAACCTAAGTAACTTGATATGGACTTTGTTTCTTTCGTCAACAATGTTCCACAGTAACTTTTCTTGTCTTGCATTTACATACCTCTTTGCTTCTCTAGCAAAGGTATGAGGATAGTCGTAGATAGCTGGGGTGCAAAGCATCCAGATTTGCCCACCTTCGTGGACTCCTGCCATGCCTGCTATCTCGCCATTTGGCACTTCAAAATACACTGAGTCGCAGTTATGAAAACCTACAACTAGAGCATTTAAAGGGTCATGTCCATGACCTTCAGTAACCTCCCGATAATCATCGGGTAAAAGATTAGAAGCCACACGAAGTGCAGCCTCTAACGTTGCTGGGTGAATGTATTTAGACACGTTGATAATTATTTGTTGTGTATACTCCTTCCCACGTCATGTTGTGGATTGTCGCTGGAGCTGGGTGTGTTGATTGAATACTAAGAATTGTATTTGTATTCTTGTCATATATAGGAACTGTTCTTAGAGCTTCGTCTTCAACAACACCAGCTGTATTTGCAATGTATTGGTCAGCTGCTGTTATTTCAAAAGTCTCTTCGTAATTTCTTCTTCCTAATCTTTTTAGTATGGTTTTATATATTCCAATTGGACCAAATCCAAATTTGACTCTATGCAAAATAGTATTAGCTCTAGTATCAGCTTTGAAACCTTCACCTTCTCTAGTTACGTAGTAGATAGTAGGTATTTCAACTTCCATCGTATATAAGTAACCAATCAGAAATGTTTGGCTTGACCAGTTACCTGTGATTTTAAGATTATTACCATCAATAGTTACGAGTGCATATCTACCTAACTGATCTCCTGTATCAACATCATAAGCTGCTATTTGACTTGCATTTTCTAAACCAGTTGGTTTTGGAAATGTTGTTGTATTAGTAGTGGAATCATATGTATTTGCACCAGTAGTAACTGACATCAAATGATCTAAATGAACTCTGTACTCTGCAACTGTTGCAGTATTTGAATCCATTTTTATTGCAAATTTAAGTAGTTGATCCTTACCGTTATTTCTAACTACTACAAATAGAAAGTCATCCTGCATGCAATGGTATTGGATTGATCCTGTTACGGTCCACTTAAACCATGAAGCTAATTTTCTTTCTGTAATCTGGTCAAAATATCTATATCCATAAAGAGTTGATGTACCTTCTTCACTAAAAAATATGACTGAGTTTTCTCTGGAGTTAGATATAAGTTTTAAATCTTTTTCAAATAGTTTAGATACAACTGCACTTTGTTCTATAAGTGTTGGTTCACCTTCTCTTTGTACTTGAGCCATTTCAAAGAACCGAGAAAATTTACCAGCATTATCTAAGAAACCTATAGTGGTTCCTAAAGAAACAGGGTTAGTAGCAAAGTTAAAGTTGTAGGTAGATAGTGTATTAATTTTCGCAGTTATAGGACTGAACACATCACTATCTGTAGTAAGCATAAATTGTTGATTACTAGAGAATAAAACTAATCCAGTGTTAGTCTGTATTCCGTCGTATAAAATTGCTGGATATCCTGAACTAGCTGATATATCTATTGGGTCAGAAGCTACGAATTGAATAGCTGATTTATTAAAGAAATTTGTAAAATCTCCGGGACGAGACATTACTATATTTTCATCAGCAAGTATTCCAAATCTGTTTCTAAAGAATATAAGTTTATTAATTTTTGTCCCTACAAAAGAAGGTTCAGGGTTAGTTACATCATCACCAACTAGAGCATCGTCCCACTGAGGGGATGCAAATCCGGGTCCAACTGTACAAGCTACAGCTGTATGAGCACCTTCATTAGTTGCAGATTCATAAGTAAAATTATTTGCATCTATTTTTGTAATATTAAATTGCCCGTTAGTTAAATCATTACTTTCTATATTCAGCAAGTCATCAGTATAAAAACCATGATTCGTTTTAGTAACAGTTACTGTATTGTTTGCTGTTGTAGAAGTAAAAGTAAATCCAGAAACTTGTTCTGAAGTTAATCCATAAGTTGATCCATCTAATTCAGTAAGCCTGAAATCACCATTCTTTGTTCTAATCAAAAGCACTGGCATCGTTGATCTTTTTAGTCTTATAGTCCTTCCCGGTTTGGCACATTCTTCCCATGTACCTTCACCATCTTTATCATTATTACCAAAGAATTTAACAAAATGATTATCTTCATCAGCAACACTGTTAATAACCTCTACAACCATGCCATGCTTGCACTGAGAGGGGAGATCTCCTACGTCGTTAACCTTTCCAGCCACTACATTTAAAAGCTCCCCTACAGGCGTAGAAGCGTTAAATACAGCATTACGTTTTATATGTAATCCTGTACCAATAGTTGTAATATCGTTGTCAGTAAAATTTCCTGAAGCTACTAAAGCCGCTCTTATATCACCAAGAATACTATCTCCTGTAATAGTAGTTTCAGTATCGAATGGTGTAGGTTGTGGTCTTACAATTGCAAGGTTTCCCTGCACTTTAGATGTACTGGTTGCTTCAATAGTTACTTTATAAAAACCATCTTTCATCCATACATAAAAATAGTCTCCTGTTTCCCATCCTTCACCACCATGAAGTAAGTCGTATGTAGTTGTATATCTAGCTTGGTATGTAACTGACGAACCAGAACCATAAGGTACAGACTGTCCTGTTGTAGCTATACGAAAATATAAATTAGATCTATTAGTTAATCCACCTATGCTATAAGTTACTGACTCTACACTTATATCACCACCTGTCCACGCAAATCCAAATACATTAGGGGCTGCATAATTTACGGTATAAATTCCACTAGGTATATTATTACTTCCAGTAAGATTTACTGTTTCACCACCTGAAAGACCATGATTATTTTTAAATACAAATATCTGATTTGAATTATCAATCGCTGAAGCTTCTGCAGATATTGGAGTATCAAAAACGTTAACTGTATATTGATAATCAGTATCTGTTAAGCTGCTATCTGCTTTAATACCACCTGTCGCACTGCCATCTACAAGAGTCGTTCCACTTCCTACTGAAAATATACGAGTAGCTACGTTAGGTGCAAAAGCATCTCTACCATCACCTGCACTATCATCACACCTACCGTAAGGATTAGATCCTCTATCAGCATGTGTTCTCATAAAACCGTTAGTATCACAATAGTTATTACTTGACCTAACAAGTTCTACATTAATCCTTGTAGCTGTATTAATTGTTGAAGTAGTGGAGTTATCAAAAACGTTTAATGAATATTGTTTTGCATAAGAAATACTTTTCAACTCTACAAAAATTTCTTTCTGAAAATTTCCTAGAGGTTCAGTAACCGTATCCATCTCAACTGTGATGTTTCTGTTATTGATATAAGTAAAATCATTCAGAGTTAATGTTTGTATATCTTCGTCACCTGTATGAGTTAAATATGTATTATTTCCTATTCCATTAACTACAGTTTTCTCTGCACCAGTTAAACAGTCCCACATTTTAATAGCACCATTACGTGCTATCTGTCCTATGTATTGTTCTGTCTCATCACGGTAGTAGTGAAACCATTTACCATTAGATGTTGAATTGTTTGTTCCATCAGATAAAGATGCCACAAACTTTCCAGCAGGTCTTTTCAATAATCCATGAGTTACGTCTGGAAGAGCGTTAACCATATTTCTAACCTGACCGGGAATCTTTTGTTCGTCAGGTTGTTGTGAGATACCAGCTGTTAGAGCTGGAATAGTTTGTGTAATATTTGCCATTATCTAATAAGTGCTTTGTAAGGTTGATAAGATCTATAATTACTTTCCTGCGGAAATCCAAAGAATGTATGATCTCCCTGATCGCAGTCATATTCAAGTGCAGAAGATCTTGTTTGTCCTTCTTCAAACTGTAAAAGTTTTACTAAATCAGCATTACTTACTAACTGTGTTGCAGCCTTAACAGCAGATCTCGCAATAATATATCTTTGTATTGCAGGAGGTACATCAGCAAAAGCAAATAAGTATGTGATGTCAAACTCTAATGAACTTGTAAAAACATAAGTGTTATGTACGTTATCAAATAATTTTCCATTCTTTCTTACTACGTCTTTTGTCTTATCGTATTGACCTCCGTGGATATCCATACGTAAGTAGTTAGCAGGAATAACATAGTTTCCATTATTATCAGGATCAATTTTTAGTTTATTTTGTACATTGAAATGCCAGCCTTCGTTCTGAACATTTTTATTTGTCTCAATAAGTATGTTGTAGATTAAAGCTACTTGGGGGTTAGCATAAGTATTAAAAACTTCTTGTCCCTGATTAGTAACATCAGTTGTTATTGATCCAAGAGTAGTAATAGGTGATTGACCAATGCTACCCAAGATAGAGTTAACTGCGGATAGTTCGGTATCGGTTGCTTGAGTAGTCATAAAAAAAAAGGGAGCCGAAGCTCCCGTATAAAGAATAAAAAATTAACCGTTTGCAGGGTATGAAGTACCGAATGCAGCGTTACCAGTTGAACCAGTAGCAGCTCCAGCGATAAGTTCTACGCAAGCAGCAGGGTTTAAGAAGTCTGCACCCATAGCTAATCTTCCAAGAATTACGTCACCTTGGTAAACAACTGAAACGTCGCCTGAAGTTACCTGAACCTGTGGTCCAATAGCTTCTACAACTCCAGCAGCTTCCTTCTGGAAGATTAATCCACAAGAGTTCGCGAAGTCTGTAGCATTACCATAGTTATTGTTAATACCAGTAACAGAAGCTCTGCCATCCTCTAAGGTTTCTCCAACGAAGTTACCTTTGTTTCCGGGATCAGTTATGCCGGGGTTAGCAGTACCAGCAGTACCATACTTAGTACCATAATTTCCAAAGAAAGGAATGTTCATGGACTTGTAGATCTTGATACCAGCAATCTCTGCTACGCCTTGTCCAGACTGTAAAGCTGTTCCTTGTGCGTCACGGTTGATTAAACCAGATGTGATTACACCAGAACTTACAGAGTTGATAAGACTGTAGTATTGACGTGGGTTAAGTACAGCGACTCTACCTTGAGAGCTAACTCCCTTTTCGTCAAGAGCAGCGGCAGCATCGTAGAAAGCATCTACTAGAGAGGCAGCGTCATAAGCAGCAGTAGCATTAGATGAACTAGCACCAACTCTGATCTGTGTTCCGCCGGGCTCTTCAAAAGTATTGTTAGCCTTCTTAACAGGACTTCCTTGTCTAGCACCTTTGGCGATAGCACGGAAGATAAGTCTGTCGTACTTCTGAGCAAGAGCATATCCAATCTTCTTAGATATTTCTCCCCTCAATTCGTAGTGAGCAAGTGTCTCATCTAATTCGTAGACGAATGCACTTGAGATTAGAAGATCATCACAAGTGATAGTCTTCTCAGCTACTGGAGGTGCTCCATCGGAGTTACCTAGTATGCTGTTGCCGGGTGTATGGAACTCGGCTGTTGTATGACCTGTATAGATGAACTGTAAAGATTTGCCATTCTTAAGGGTTCTCTTCATAACGAGATCTCTAGCGATAGCGTTATGCTGGAAGCCTTTAAACATTTCTCCACTGAACAGCTTCAGGTAAAGGGCACGGGAATCCCCTGCCATGTTTAACTGACCTTGGCGTGTAAGCGAGGTAGTTAAATCTGAACTCTGATGAGCCATTATTTTTTCCTAAATGTAAAGGTATATATTGTCGTTCCTAGATCTAGAATGTTGTCAGTCTTATTTGGTCTAGCGTGAGACTGCACGCTTTGTGGTCTGTTTCCCACCGTCGACGGCTAAAGGTATCCTCCTCAGAGGGCTAAAGCCAAATTGAATAGGGAGGAGTCGAACCTCCCCTAGGTCACCTATTTGACTATTCTTGTGTAAGCAACGCCACGATATACGAAAGTAACTTTCATGGTTATCTCCATATACTAAGCCCCGTTCCATGCTTAGTGGTCATGCGTCCCGTGAGGGATGAACGGACGTGGCTGCCAGTGTCTAGTGACACCAGAGATGATAAAGATGTTAGTTATCAGAGTTATCGTCGTCAGAAAGTTCTTTATCAGTTTCTTTCTTCTCTTCTTCTTTATTGCAAAATTCAAAGCTGGTGATGCTCGCTCGCATTTTATCGGATTGATGGCTCATGCTATTGCAGGAGCTTTTAGTGCAACTTCTGTTGACTCAGCTGCTGCTAGATCAAGTGGGAAGTTGTGAGCGTTACGCTCGTGCATTACCTCGAAGCCGAGGTTAGCTCTGTTAAGAACGTCAGCCCATGTAGGGATTATTTTCCCATTAGTATCAACTACTGATTGGTTAAAGTTAAAACCATTAAGGTTGAATGCCATAGTGCAGATTCCCATGGAGGTAAGCCATATGCCAACCACTGGGAAAGTACCAAGAAAGAAATGTAGAGCACGAGAATTATT